ATTATTGTAATCGAGATCCATAGCCGCCACGGAAGAGTACACCTTTGCAATAGCAAACGCCTTGCCTTTCTCGCCTTGGATGCCCTGCTCACCCTGCGGACCTTGTGGACCGGTAGGACCTGCTGCACCAGTATCGCCCTTCGGGCCTTTGATGTTTCCGATTAAAAATGACTGACTCATATTTCCTCCTTCCTACAAATCATAATAGAGGTTTCCCTCCGCACTATCATAGCGAAACGGCGGTCTTTCCCCGCCATCTGCAACATGAACATATAAATCGCCTGCCGCGTCAACAGACATGGTAAAGAATCCGGATATCGGCATTGTGATCCCGGAATCGCCACGATCACCCTTGGGTCCCGGAGCTCCCTGAGGACCAGCGGGTCCTACAGGACCTACTTCCCCACGATCTCCTTTTTCGCCTTTGCCGCTGCCGGCCGCCTCTTCCAGCTCTTCCAGTGCCCGCTGCACGGATGCCACCAGGGAATCGAGCCTCTGCGTGGGTGTAAGCCCTGACGCATGGTCGTATTCAATCAGCATCTTATCTCACGTCCCTTCTGCCAGTCCCTTGCCGGTATTCCCTAACAAGGGATTCTATCTTACAATAACCTTTGCCGGATAGCTTGATCGCAAAGCGGTTGCACCTGCGCGGGACAATCGGGATATAGTGTGATGTCTGCTTATCCGCCGTAATGTGCTGCTGCCATTCCCACTCTCCGCCATCGACGCTGATATAAATATCCACCTCGGACAGTTCCGCCAGAGTCATGCGCATCTTGACCTTGCTGTATATCTTCTTATCCTCAACGAATTCGTCGAATGGTCCCAGCTGCGCACGCCACTTGATTTCTGACTCTCCCGGCATCGGACGATCGGATGCAATCTCATAAATCACGCCGTCATCATTGTTGATGTAAAGCAGTTTTCCGTTGTGATAGCAAAACTCCCTTGCTCTCACATTATCTTCTTTGTGCCAAAGAGTCTTTTCCATATCGAACACCAGAAGCTCCGGCTTTCCATCCCTTAGCAGGGAAACGAAATACTTGATCCCATCCGTCCCTGCTACGGCGCTTGTGTATCTGTCCGTTCCGAAATTATCAGAGATCAGTACCGGAACGCCGCCAGAATACGCCATGATGCCAAGCCTTGACTTATAAAGCACCGTCTCGTTGATGATTGCAATGCTCTTATTCGATCCTTTTTCCAGCGCATGGCACTGGGCAGTTTCAATCTGGAACGTGGACGGCTTGGATCCGTATACCTTGTGAATGCAGTCCTCCTTAAAGAACAGCAGGTGCGTACTGTATGCTGCGCATCCTGTCCACTCTCCGTCAGTTCCCTGCTCTGCATAATAGGAATCCATCCCGGTATTCTGGAAGTACTGCCAGTTCGTAGGGTCGCCCAGCTTGCAGGCATAGATCGTGTTGTCCGCATTGGACACGCCCCAGAGCCGGTTGCCGGATTCCATAACGAAATCCAGATCAGGACAGCTCCTGCCAATAGCGATCCGTTGCAAAGTCACTGAAAACGACTCTGCACCCTCTGCGATCACATCTATGAATGTTTCGTCCGGGAACGTGATGCTGTCAGCTGTAACAGCTTTTATCACCGCAGACACGCTAAGTCTGGAATCCCCTACAGCTGTAACCTGCACCGCGTCACCTACTGCGAATTTATCTGACAGTTTCATGCCGGCCGCCGCAGGAACCGTGAGCGTTGACGTCGTCACCGTTACCTTCACATTTTCCGCCCCAGCCGCTGCCGCAAGCGGGCCAACATCGCCCGTTCTTGTGTTGAAATACATCTTCTCCGGAAAGAAACAGATCCTGGTATTGATCGCTACCATCTGTGTGTCATCGGACAAAGACAGCTTTGGATATATCGTGCCATCATAGTAAAATCGCCCCTCAGATATCACTGCAAGTTTCTTGTTCTTAACGATCATAGCTGTCGGATGCTTAAATCCTTCAGAATAAATTCCGCGCGGCTTCCTCTGAAAAAGGTTTGGATACTCATCAGAGGACAGATTATACATATCCCGCATCTCTCCATCATCGATCACCGACTTTTTGTTATAACCTTTGAATGCAAGGATGCGTTCTTCTCTTGGTATGAACTTGTATACAGGCGCTACCATCCCCATAACATCACCACCAGTTCTTTATCTCGGCCGGCAGATCCTTTCGAATCTTTCCTTCCCGGATCGCCCACGCCTTAAAATTCTTCATATCATCATCGAATATCGCCTGATTGTTACCGTAGCTCTCATATTCCTCCTGCGCATAATCAATCTTTGCTTTGAGGTATGAGATGTAGATTGCGCTGTATGGCTCCGGCACGATCAGATCCTGCTCTTGGCTATCCTCCCATCGGTACTTGATCCGCTCCTCTCGCGGAATCGCCAGAAACTCCTGAATGATCGCCTCTATCTCATTTAGGAATACCGTACAATGCGTCTCACTGTAGCCGTTCGGCTTTTCCATCTTGACCTGCTGTATTGCTTCGGATACTTTCATTTTCCGCCTCCTTCGCTGTTTTTTACAGTATAAAAAATAGGAGCGATACTATCGCCCCTATGCTGTCTTGTTGATCGCAACCCGCAGCGCGTCAATGTCTGATGCCCGGATCACATCCCCAGGTGCTTTGTCGGAGACGCCTACATTATTCACCAGGCTAATTGCGCTCTTCATAACGTTGTATGTTTCTGCCGTGATGCGATCTCCGGAAGTTACGACAGGAATATTCACTTCGTTTCCTATATCACGATTTCGTGAGATAGCATACTCACGAAGCCTATTCCATTCGTTTGCAGAGATTTTCAGCTGCCCTCCCGATACTTTGTCCGTATCCCACACAAAATCGTCTCTGACGTAAAACAGGAGCTCGGCAGAGTAGTTTATGATAGCCGCTGCAACATCGGAATTCTCTGCTGATATCCTAAACTTCACGTTCGCATTTCCTGCGTGGGCAATCACCATTTTTGGAGACTCTATGATTTTCAGCGTTGCCAGAGTCGTCCAGGAAGACTCCCCATCTGCTTTTGCTTCGATCGCGTATGTAGTCCCGACTACATCCTTGTCCGCAATCCACGTGAGCGTACATTCTCTTGTTCCCAGCTTCTGTGTGATTTCAGAAATCTGCGGAGTTGGGATGAGGGATGTATCTTTAAGCGTAAATATCCCGGTTTTGGTGAGTGTTTTTAAGGTTGTGCTCCCATTTTTAATCAAGCACTTCACATCATATTTCACGTTGGAAATCAGCTCTGTAATATTGGCGGAGACCTTCGTGCCCTGCTCCTTTACCGTTTTGAACAGCTTATAATCATTTTCGGATGACTTTTTGTAGTACACCTCGATGCTCCGAGTATAGTTGGGAGCATCAAACATCCCGGAGATGTCTGCTTTCAGGTATGTAGCCTGCGCAGTTACCGCAAGCTCCCCCGTCTCCTGCGGAGTGGTTACAGTTACCGCCTTTGTTGTCATGGCTGTGTCATCTCCATACGCCACCGCTTTGAGTGTATATGCCGTGTTCGGCAGCAGCCCTGTAAACTCCTGCGTGTAGCTTCCTGTAGATGTCCACGCACCTCTGCTTGTGGTGGCGATGTGCTTATCGCCCAGATACCACCGGATGGATGTGCCGTAGCCTACATTTGGCATGCCGGACACGGTAGCCCTTGCTTTCGTCTGATCCACAGCGGATCCGCTCATGCTGATGCTCCCGAACTTTGACGTTGCAGACGATATGCCGTAGCTACTGCAAGTATGAGTAGAAAGATCTCCCGCGTTGCCATAGGTGTTTGTAGCCGAAAACGAAACGCCCGATACTGTAGTTGTGCCGGCCGATGCTCCGAATGTAACATCTACCGATACAGTGTTCCCTTTGCCGTACCCATTCCACGTAGCACTAGACGATTTCAGTTCTCTGGATGCTCCGTGGATATACACCACAATCCGGTGTCCGGTCAGCAACTTACCAGACGACGATGCGATGGATCCGGTTATTGTATACCTCACCGTGCATGCCGTTGGTGTCCGGGAAAGCTCCGAAACGCTTACGGTATATTTGATTTTCGGAGAACTGGATGTTGTGATAGAAAATATAGTTGCCATATACCATCACCCGCCTATGCAAATGTCGCCGTTGCTGTCGGCTTCCATCCGGTTCCGTCATGGTATTTGATTGCGCCTCCGCCTGCGGTAGACGTGTCGATCCACAAGATATATGTCTCTGCCGGAGCTGTAGCCTGCGCCTTATAGATTCCGGATACCGGGAGATTGCCAGTCGCAGAGCCGATGTAAAGGATCTTGCTGTCCGTGGAGAAACCCAGCTCGCCTACTTCAAGAGTCGGTTCGTCTGCCTTGAGCCCACGCCGCACTTTCAGCAGCTTCTTTGCAGACGTATCGGTATATGCTCCTGCATCAAAGTTCTTGGTCTCCTGCGCCACTTCGGAGTCCACATAACTTTTATCGACCAAAGACAGCTCTGTGATAAGAGCCTGCATGATCTCCTTGGACGGATTCTGCGCAAGCTGTGCGTATTGCCTTGCCAGCTCCATGAAATCCTCTGTCTGATCGACGTACCCTTTTGCATTGTCGATATAGTTCTGGACATACTGAGCCTGGTCTTCCGCCCGCTTTTCTCGTGCGATTTCAGCAAGTTTTCGCTGCGTTTCATTATCTTCCCGCTGCCGCTCTGCGGTGCCCATGGCAGAATTCTTCGCGATCATGTTCTTTAAGGATACATAATCATCAGAAGATGCCACGCCATCTGGATCTGCGTCCAAAGACAAGGTATCACCCACATAATAATTGATCCGGGCAGATGTCAGCACCTTGCCGTCACCTGCGATCACGATCTGTCCGAAGTGCGTTCCGGTCAGTATCGTCGCCTGTGAATGCAGCGTGAACGATACCCTGCCATCCTTTGCATCAACGATCTGGATATGGTATGGATTGTTATCATTGTTTACAGCTTCATCATCCGTCACGCACGCCTGAATGTGCGTCCCATCCGGCTTTACAATCTCAATAAACACTTCCGTGTATCCGGTAAAGTCGAACGGCTCCGTGCCATCCATGAGGCGGGCGTTGATGATATTGGCTGTATCATACTGCACAACGCCGTCAATGACCAGAACATTGTTATCTCTGATCGGCAGTGCCACGTTAAATTCTTTATAATTCATAACTCCTCCTAATGAAAAAGGAGGCGACTTCCGCCGCCTCCCAATTCCAACGCTTAGTTGAGCGCATCCTTTTTGTCTTCGTAGACTTCTTCATATCCTTCGATTACGTCGGCCGCCTGCGCCATCTGCATCTCGGATGCCGCCAGTGCATCAGCGAACTTTCTGCGGATCTTTACATTTTTTCCTCGCTGGATCAATGCGGATTCCCCGTTAACGATGACCAGGACGTCGTGCTTATACTTCCCGGCGTCCTTAAAGAGTCTCACGTTCACGAGTTCGTTTGCTCTAGCGATCTCTTCCTCTGTTTCGTGATACGGCTCTTCTGCCTCATCCGCCTTGGCGACCTCCGCCTTAACCTCTGCCTTCATTTCAGCCTTCAGCTCTGCACGAACCTCTGCCATCATTTCAGCTTTCAGTGCCGCCAGAACGTCAGGATCGACGTTCTGGGTTGGTGTTGTATTCATTACTTCCTGCTCTGCAGGAACTTCCGTCTTTTTCGTAGCCATATATACCTCCTATTACTGGTATCTAACAGAACCACCGGTAGTAGCGGATGCAGCGCATTCGATTCTAACCATATTTTCCTGAGACAGGATTTCGGCTGTCTTGGCCAGCTTCCAACCTACAGTAGCTCTCTGGTTCAACGGGTCAGCTGTACCGGAAGAACCCAGCTGCTTCGTGATGTGCTGCAGCCCCATTCCTTCAAGCTCCGTTACACCATACGCATCTTTTCCGATAACAAGACAGGAGTGAACGTCAATCTTGTTGTTCTCGTTGTTCGGTACGTTGGTATCGGTCGTTTCATCGGACTTCTTCCAAACCTTGGCCTCGGTCGTAGAAACGAACCTGATACCTGCGATCCTTCCAATCTCACCTGCAAATAACTGTTCCGGTTTGCCATACTTGGAAGCTTCGACCCACTCGCTGTCCTTCATCAGATCGTACTCCAGATCTGGAGAGATGATGCCAACATAATAACCGCCTTCAAACGGCTTTACATTGAAAGATCTCAACGTTCTAGTTGCCTTTCTGCACTCCTCAACAGACATTTTGTTAGTTGCTGTCAACGCTTTTCTGTTGGACACTCCGCCCGCATACTGAACGTTCGTTCCTGCATTGATAATCTCTCTGGTGATCGTGTCAGACGTAACGCCAGCCTGCGTTCCCAGAAGCTCTGTAGCCTGCAGCAAGTTGTTGTCGATCGCAGTCAGCATCAGCATATCAGACAGCTCAATGTAGTCACCGTACTGCTTAACCGTAGCTTCGATCTTGGAAACATTCAGTTTCTTGCCGGACGGCGTAACGCCTTCTGTCAATGGCGTAGTAGCCTTAGCCAGTGCCGAGTAACGCCTAAATTCAATGGTTTTACCGCCGTTCTTCGGGATCGGATGCTTCTGACCGAACTGATCGTGATACAGCTCTGCTTTCGCGTTTTTAATCAGGTATTTGCTATAATACGTCTTCATTTCCGCAGACATATCCTGACCGGATCCAGTCTGCGTAGTTACGTTGGTGTTGTCGAACATATGCAGATGCAATCTGCTAGTATCCATTACTTTTACATTCTCCAAAATCATTTTTTCTCCTTCCGTGCGTCACGGATGGGCTAAAAACGAATTGTCTCACCTCTTCTTGAGCGGCGAGCGATTTCGTCTAAATCCGCATCTGTGAACTTGGACGGATCTGTTTTCCGTATCACAGCAGGCTTGTGAGATGCACCGTTTTCTGCCGGTCTTGCAGCACGCTGTTTAAAATTATTCACGGTCTGCTGTGTGGCTTGCGCTTCCGCCGCCGCACTGCTGCCGGTTAGAATTTCATCCATATGTGCCACAAGGAACGCATCCCTTACAGAGAGCCCCCTGTTCAGATTGGCAAGGAACGTCTCGTTTTCAAGTTCAGACGCAAGATCAAAATTCGGAAAAACTTCTGATAGCTCGGAAGCCTCCGTCTCCCATCTTTGGAATGTCGCCTGCTTCTCTGCCTCGATCCGCATCTGCTCCTGCATATTGCGTCCTGTCTGCGCATCCATCCGCAGCCGCAGGTTTTCCCGGAACTGCTCCGGAGTGAGCCCCTGTGCCTCTGCCTGCGCGGAAAATAACCCGTCGTCTTTTTCAATAGCATCTTTCAGAGCATCAGGGTCTGTGCCATCAATGCCATACATGGCAGCTAATGCTGCCGTGGCACCTTGCCACTTTGCAGCAACGTCTTTCGCATCCTGCGCATTTTTAAACCGGTTCTGCATAATACTATGGACACGTCCATCGAACTGCTGCTTGTACTTACCCTTGATTAACTCTTCAAATTCTGCGTCGATGTCCTCTCCTGGATCATCTCCGCCTTCGTCAGAGCCGACCTGACTTGTGCTGTCATCTGCTGCCGGATCCTTACCGTACACTACGGTTGGCTCCGCACCAGAGTCCTGCGTGCTGGCTGCTCCTTCTGCTCCGCCTTCTGCGCCGCCTGCTGCGCCGCCGTCGAACATGTGCAAATGGAGTTTGATATAATCTTTTTTCATAAATTTTCCTTTCTGTGGTAGGTCACGACCCTTGATGCTGTCATTGTAAAAAAAAGAGGAAGATTTCTCTCCCCCTAGGTACTGTCAGTATATCTTGATGTAGTCCGAATGCTGTGATTGCAACCATTTCAGCGAATTTTCCGCCATTTTGAACGCCTCGTGAATCCGGAGCGTTGATGCTTCAATATCATACCGGATATGTCCGTCTTTACAGATATCAGGTAGCAAACCATGTTCTTTTCGCAGGTGTTCCACGAGGCCCGAGCATATTGCGGACACTGCCACGCATACATCGTTATTGCCCGTCTCCGGATTCTGATATCCAGTGTGTCCTTCAACATCAAAGAAGATCGGACCATCCATCCTTGTAAAGCTTATCGTTACCGTAGTCATAGCTCGCCTCCTATCCTACCTTTGCCTGCTGCGCCGCTTTGGTTCTTGCTTTGGCCGCAAGCGTGCTGTCAGTATCAGTCTTTGCAGCTCGTTCTTCCGGCGTTCCGCTTTCTTTTTTACCAGAAGGTGCCGCCGCCTGCCGCTGCATTGCTTCTGCCGGATCTGCAAGCCCTGCCTGGACTGCGAGTCCCAGCTGCGGCAGCATCTCATCTGCCTGCATGATGGTCTGCTGCATCCTCTGTACCTGCTGCATCAGTAAGCTGTTCTGCTGAATCTGCTGCTTGATAGCATCTTTTCCCTCAAACTCCATGGCATCCAGTGCCACGATAGCCGGCTCTGCGTTCGCAGGTGCAAAGAATCCCATGTTGTAGAGCTCCTTGATGGTCTCGTTTTGCGCCGCTCTGCTAAATGGAGACTGCTTCTCTGCCACCACCTGCACATCGAAAATAGCTTTCCGCTGCATAAGCTGCTGCATGCCGCCCGCCGCATCAACAGTTCTCTCTCTTGTCATGTTGGCATTGGAATACTCCGCAAACTCATACTGGCCAGACTTATTATCGATCCGAAACGATCTCGGCTCTGTGTAGAACTGACGGATCAGCTCAATGACCAGATACGTCTCTTCCTCGAATCCTTCATAGTAACTTCGGATCATATCACGGGAGAGTTTTGATCCCGCTTCCTGCAGGGCTGCTATAGCAGATGCGGCAGTAACGCCAGACTGCGTAGACCCCTGCGAGAAGTCACGATTACCAGACGTCTCTTTCAGCTCGTCAATCTTATTTGTCTTGTGATTGACGATGAAGGCCGGCATGGTCGGCACCTCGATTTTCTTTATCACATCGTCGATGTTGCCGGAAAACCGCACGAATGCTTTTGCCCAGTCGCTGAACTCGTCCATGTTTACCGCAGCATCTTCTCTTACCCAGAAGCGCGCTTTTCCCGCCTGTACGGAATTGTTTGCGATCATGGTGTCAAGCACATCTATGATCATCTGCGGATTTCTCATGATGTCAATATATCCAAATCCCCACGGGCTGTCTTTGATCGGAAACAGCCGCCGGATGACCAGCGGGAACTCCCCGTGATGATAGAATCCCTTATCCATGGATGGATCGTTTTCGGATGCGTACAGCAGTACACCGTTACAGAACTTGCAGTAATGCAGCGTTGTGATCGGACGTGGGATGCTCACGCCTTCCGCCACGTCCACATCTTCATACCTCTGCACTTTGTAGTACCAGTCCACCACAATCGACTCATCGCTGGTGTCTCTCTGTTCGTCTTGGGTATACTCAACCTTGGTGTAGTCCTGACCGGTCTTGTCCTGCATCTGCGGGTACTGTGCAATCAGATCGTCGTTCTTCACGGACGACAGCACGAATACCTCTCTGCTATCTTGAAGGTTCTCGATGCCAGGCTCCCAGACTGTATTGTGAATATCCACCTGCTGAATCGTCACATCTCCCATGCCGTCATTCTTGGTGTTATCCCAGAATACACCAGTGATGCAGCCACCGTCGTTGATGAAGTCATACGCTGCTGTGCTGTATGTCCGCCTGTACTTGTTCCGTTCCAACATCACCGGGATGATTTTAGACAGTGACTTTGCGTCCTGCTCATCGTCAGCTTCCCGTGGCAGTATGTTCGGCTTCGGGTAGTTGTCCATGATATCAGCGTGTTTGTTAATGATGGAGTTAAACAGCCACGCAGACGTGCTCTTCTCCGGGGCTGTCTCGTTCCTGCTCATCATCGACCAATGCCGCAGCCGCCACCAGTCCTGATTGTTAGTAGCCTTCTGGTCTATGGTAGCTTTGCTCGCCTGGTACTTCTTCATCCGCTCCGCAGCTTCCTTGACTTCCTCTTCACCAATGATGCCAAGATCCTGCCGCTGGCTTCCTGCCGATTCCGGCCCTACTTGAGACCTCTTCTGCCTCTCATCCTGCTTTTTCTTGAATGTTGCCATGCTCTCTCCTTCCTAAATGCCTTTCAGTATAAAATCATATTGACCAGCCTTCGCCATCTGCTGGTCTCGTATCATGTTCAGTGGATCGCTCACATTATCTGGATCAACTGCCTCTTTCTTCGGTATCTCTTCTGGCGACAGCGGTCTTGCCATGCACACATACCGCCACTCATCGTAGATATGGTCTTCCATCTTCGTGTCGATGTCTTCTACGTCCGTCTCGCTGTAAATCAGCGCAGGGATCGTCCGTATAAAGTTCTTGCAGGTGTTGAACACATAGAACTTCGGGATCCCCTCGTCGCTAAATGCCAGCCTGTAATGACACTGCATCTTCCCAGGCAGCCGCTGGTGATCTCCCTTGGTAAAGTAAACGTGGTGCTTCTGCATGGTCTCTGCAATAGATTCTCCGCCGTTTTCCTGCCAGATCGCAGGATCGGCAACACCAATGATCTTTCGCCCTTTGAGCTGCCAGTCAGTCTCCTCGATCTTTCTGATCTCAGATGCGACCCTTGGCGTGGGCCACTCTACCCCCCTGTCTGCTTCGCCCGTACAACCGTAAAGCTCTCTGATCCGGTACATGATGTTATCGTGATCCATCGCATACCAGCCGACAGAGAACGGTTTTTTATATCCCCAGTCGAATCCGCGGTATATCCGCCAGCTTTCAGGAACCTTAAACGGTTCAATGACGTGTGAGAATCGCCTGTCTTTGTAATGCTCTGGATCGTCCACAAACTCACCGAAGACTTGCCCCTCAAACACATCCCAGCGTCCGAATCTCCACGCCTCGCGCAGCTTCTCCGGCAGTGCATCCAGCTGTGCCACATAGTCCGGCTGTGCTTCCATCAGAGCGGCATTGTCATCGACCAGAGCCTGAATGAATGTATACTCGTCCGGGTTCTCGTTCTTCAGATACCTTCTCTCTATGAATATCCGCTTGATGTATGCGTGTCCCTGCCCGCCTGGGTTACAGGTGTAATAGATCCGTTTCGGAAAACTGTTAACACCTCTGCAGCAGGCTGTGATCGCTTTCATCTGGTATTCAGAAAGCTGCGTCGCCTCATCGAGGTATATTACGTCGTATTCCTGTCCCTGCAGTGCATCAAGATCCGCATCCCTTGCGCAGTACATAAATTCAATTGTGCTGCCATTTACGAATTTCAGCACCTTGTCAGTTCCGTTGTACTTGGCAATCCCCAGTGTCTGCTGTCGCAATATGTTGATATGGTTGCCAGTCAGTTCTTTGTATGTCCGTCTAACGATCAGCTGCTTTATGCCGGGATATCGCATCGCCAAAAGTATTGCTTTTGTCCGCACTGCCCAGCTCTTTCCGCCGCCACGAGCACCGCCGTAGCCTACATGCTTTACCGTCGCTGACAGGAATAGCTTCTGTTTGTCGTTGGGTGGCGAGAGGTGTATAATCATTCGCTCCACCCCTCCTCATATCCGCCGATTTCAACCCTGATCTCTTTATCCGGTTCAGCAGCATCAGCTTTCTGCTTTTCAATCTCAAGCCGCTGCTTCTCAATTTCTAAGCGTTCCAGATCAATCTTCATCTTGTCCTTATCTCTGTAGAGTCCATGGCACTTCGCCAGCTGATCCGCAGCTTTGATACGCTCCATTTCGGACGGTTCCTTCTCAATGAGCTTTGCGCCATCCCCATCCACAACGACCTCTACAGCGACGCTCTCGCCCCTCATGACGGATGTCAGGTACTGCAACACTTCATTTTGCGTTGCGATCAGCTCTGCATCCTTTTCTGCCATCCTCTTGTCTATGTACGCGCGGATTTGAGGTTTTTTGAGATTGTCAGCACCTGTCCTATACGCCGTCCGTTTCGAGTACCCTGCCCTGATAGCTGCCTGCGTAGCGTTCATGTCACACAGGTACTCATCACAGAATCTTTTCTGTTTATCCGTCAGCCCATTCTTTCCGGGTCTTGATTTTGTTTTTTGTTTTGCCATAAAAAAATGAGCCTCCCTTCTGCATCATTAAGATACAAAAGAGAAGCTCTTTTTCTCTCCCCTAAGGGGTTCGCCTTATACTTATGTCTATATAATTATATATATAATATATATTATAGATATACACATACATAATGAATAACGTTTTCTAGGGAGCTAAATTCTATCCGCGTGCAACAATCCAAACCAGCCTCCACGTGTCTTTCATTGTCGGGTCCATTTTTATTGGAACTCCCATGAAGAAAAGCGTTTTTGCTGAATTTATTCCTATAATCGTTACGCGACCCTCTTTGTTCAATTTCAATAGCGCCATCCAACTCTGGGTGTTTAGATGCAGTTCTAACTCATCGTTTCTTCCGTGGTTCACGCTTCTTTCGTATGAAATTGCACCCCAGATTCTATCTGCCAGCTCCATCGCATTCTTCGGTTCATAATCCTGCATCACTTTGTCCCCCTATAGCCTCCAAGCCACGACGGGTTCGTCAACGGATCCGGTATCCCTGCAAGCGGATCTTTTGATCCTGCGATGGTACCTGATGGCTTTATAAACTTAGCACCCGTTTTAGCGTGTTTGGATCTTTGTCTCTGACTTCTCATGAACTTCTCACACATAGCAGCCGCCTGTATCGCTTCTGCAGCAGCTTGTAAGAAAGTTCCCCGTGCTGCAAGCAGCATATTCTTGGCATCCCCAGCAGCATCAGTTTTGACTGCACGCCATATGTACGCCAGAGTCCGCTGCGCCACCGTCACTTCTTCGTTCATTTCCTCAAACTCTTCAAGGATCACGGCATACCCTTCGTGATCGCTTGCGAATGGCGGAAACTCATGATTTGCTCTCTCCAGCTCATCTCGAGCCATAACACTTAGGTCTTTCAGCAACTTCTCCATATTTTCTTTGCTCATTCTATCACTCCATCTTCCTTCTCAAACAGTTCACACCGCTCGCAATCGTCCTTGAACGCATAACAACAACAGCATTCGCTTTCATCGTTGCAGCACACTTCGTTGTACATGTACTTGCACTCATCTATGTCAGCTATCGTTGTTATGTATCCACCGTCTGGTGCATCCTCGATCCAGCGACTCATTCTTTCGCCTCCTCCAGCGATCTGTTCCAGCACTTCACGCAAATATTATTACCAGTGCCGCATTTTTCCGCCCTCGAGTATCCTAAATCATCCGGGCATAATTCCGGCGGTATCCCGCGATTATTGATCCGGGCATCTGGGTATTTCTCCAGAAATTCCTGCACGATTGTTTTTCGCGGGTGCTCTTCTTCCCGTTTTTTCATAACTTCCATACATTTTTCAGGCTCTTGCATTACGAATACGTAACATTTTACATCCATACCTCGCACCTCCTAAAACGGTATATCATCATCGCTATACGAAAACCCTTCTGGCGCAGCTGGCGCTGGCGATGCTCCTGCGGGCTGCTGCGTGCTTCCAGAATCGTTTTTATTACCCCACTCAAGGAATTCTACCCTGTCTGCCACAACGTCTGTTGTATAGACTGTCCGTCCATCTTTGTTGGTATAGCTTCCCGTCTGGATCCTGCCTTGCACGCCAACGAGCCTGCCCTTTGCCAGGAACTTCTCGCAGTTCTCCGCTTGGCGTCCAAAAGCTGTCACCCGCGGAAAATCTGCTTTCTTTTCCTGCCCCTGCTTCACAGGGCGGTCGATAGCTACCGAAAAGGTAGCCACCGCCATATTATTCTGACCTCCGGTATACCGGACTTCCGGATCTCTGGTCAGTCTGCCTATAAGTACAACGCTATTCAATATACTTCACCTCCTCTTGGGCATACTCTGCGGCTTGCCGTATGCTTTTTTCTCCCACGATCTCCATGCAATGGAATAGCCCGTATACACCTTCGAGGCTAGGGTTAACATCCCACACAACTTTGCCGCCGTCCAAAATATTTCTAATGTCATTTCCGCTTAACTGCACACGCAATGTCTCGGCGCCCGTGCATTCCGATATCATATCAAGTTTCACAGTTCACCTCCCTTCAATATCTCATCGTCCATATCAAAACACCGGTAACGACAATTAGAACGCCCACAGCTATGAGATCGTACAAAGGGTTGCCTCCATGTGCATGATGGTGATTTGCGGTCGCTGCTAATCCAATCCATGTTGATCTATACATCGCTTTCCTCCTTCTCTCTGAATTTCCAGCAACGCATCCTTCACTATGTCAGGCTGCTGGACGGCAAGGCTTAATAACTTGTCCGCCCAAAATTTCATCATCGGATCCGATTCTTTCTTTGGCGGCTTGTAGCTCTCGAAGTAAAAAGTAACATTCCTGTCCCACACTTCAAAGAATCCGTAATCAACCCCGACTTTGAAGATATAGGAATCTCTTTGCAGCTTTTCTGGAATCTTCTCAATCATCTCCCGGAACGCTTCCAGCGAGCTGCCCCGCTTATAGTGATTACACCGCCTGCAGGCTGGCATATAGTTTTCCATATTGTCTGCGCCACCGCTTCGAAGCGGTATCAGGTGATCCACCTGCATTTCTTTATATTCCAGTGCTTTTCCACAGTAAGCACAATGACCACCGTATTTTTCATACACTTGCTGTCTTATGTGTTTCGGAATTGTTCTTCTAATCATTGCCCTCTCCTCCTAAAAACGCCTCTATGCACGCATTCCATCCAATAGCCATGCCACTCAAAAGTTCGTCAGGGGTATAGTCTTTTTTATCTTCCTCCGGCATCTCCCGAATCGGGCATGTTGGATACCGTTCTCCCGTCTTTACAAAATGATCCACAAACTTCCCAACGCGCTCGCAGTATCCGGCAGTGCCGTCTATCTGGTTGCAGTGGTAGCAATCCTCCGGCACTTCCGGCAGCTCAATGACTATAATTCCTTTAGGTTTGCTCATCTTCTTCCTCCTTCGCATAAAACGGGCAATGATGCCAATTAACACAATCATCTCCATCCCAGACTTCTACCAGCACATTAGGAAACAGCTTTCCGTTGTATCTTGCGCATTCTATTCCGTCCTCTATCGAACAGCCGCCATTTTCCAAAAGTTCAGGGAATCCATCTTCACTGTCGATATGATGAATACATCCTTTTTCACAATAGTTGTATCTAAAAATTTCGTATTCCGTTCCGTTACTGAACGGCTTTGCTCTTTCGAATCTCATTCCGCACCGCCTTTCATTTCCTCAAAACACTCTCTGAAAATTTCGCTGCCAATTTCAATCCAGAAAAGCCCATCTGTTGAATCCAGATGAATTGTTTCGCCAAAATGTGTTGGTCTAGGTTCATCCGACTCATAGATTTCCCCGGCTTTTATTTCAGTTTCACTTTCGTATAAATCAACCCCTGCGACCCAAAACGGTTTGATACATTTATATTTTTTCATTCGTTTCCCTCCGTGATCATTGTTCAACTATGAAGTCATAATCAACGCAATTGAAGTCATCTTCTCGCTCTGGGATCGGCATACATACACCAGCTGCATCTTTTACGTATAGCATCCCCTTGATTTCTATAACCGTCATGGGATAACAACCGCCGATTCTTCGATGCAAGTCAATCTCTTTGCCGATCAATTCTTTTGCATTGCCTTGATATAATCTCATTCCGCACTTCCTTCCTACTTGGATTCTCTCCGCTTCAGCTCTCTTTTTAGTTCCGCTGTGCTGCATAGCGATAACTGCCTTTTTCTTTCGATATATTCCGCTGGAGGTCTATGAGGTTTTTTTCTTCCTCGGTAATCGCTATCCGATAAATCAAATAAATCACGGCAACATATATTTCTGACTTCATCACCAGCTAATACCCACCACATATTATTGATATTGTGATACACCTTACCTCTCCGCAAATACCCATCAAAACCTCTAAAATATTTAGTTTCTCCGTTATGGATTATCTTTTTATCTCTATCCATTGCATTATATTCATACTCCGAAGTTTCACTATTTATTTCAGATAACTCAAATGCTGTATTTTGTGGATGGTGCCATGATCCGATATAGTTTTCTACTATAAATGCAGCTCCTGATTTAGTATTTTTACCAAATGACACCGTATAGCCCTTGTTCTCAAAATACGCAATAAGCTTACGCTGTGTTAGTTCATACTGTTTTTTTATCAGATATGGCATTTTTTCTAATTTGTCAAAATCATAAAATCCTCCATTAAAATTTTCATGGTAAACATCTTGGAAAAATGTTATTTTAAAATCATTTTGGTGCCATTCAGCTTTGAATTTTAAATCAGCATATCTGCCTGCCCTGTGCATATCGTTTAATGTCGGATATTCTCGCTTGACGTCCTTATCTTCTGATACATAAAATCCTATCGAACTCAAGAATCTTAATGCAGCTTTAAAATTTTCATAATGTTCATTCCCTTGAATTTCCCACTTATGCGGTAACTCTCCACGAGTAACAGTAAAAGTGGTGTCGTAAATTACTACATTACTCATTCCACACCTCCTACCATCCGAAAATACAATATCCATCCATAAGCCCGTATTCAGGGCAATCTCTTAACACATATTTGATACCCACTGTGATTTCATTGCCTGTATACTCTTGACCGTCCCACTCTCGCAGCGTTACCGTATCCCCTGCTTGATAATTTCTGTCATCCTTGCGCAGTTCAAATCTTTTTACTCCTCCGTGTGGAGTGACTACCAATCTAAAATACTTCGGCAATATTTTAATTTCATGTCTTTTCATTCCGCCCTCGCTTTCATAAAACACAACCAATGCGTTCCGCTTTGTTTAGGCTGCTTATTTCCAAACAGCGGCTTTTCGCCGATTGCCTGCAAAACCTCTTTGAGGGTGATCTGCACTTCGCTCCATTTAAACACCAAGATTCCATTTGGTCTCAGGACTCTCATACACTCATCGAATCCTCTTTTCAGCATGCCCTGCCAGTCTCCCCCCAGACGTCCGTACTTTATCGCTAAAATCGAATTCTCGCCAGCTTGTTTCAAATGCGGCGGATCAAAAACAACCAGATGAAAGCTATTGTCCGCAAACGGCAGAGCGGTAAAATCACACACTGTATCCGGATTGACCTCGATGTACCTGCCCGGGTAATATTCTGTCTGCTCAAGCTTACGAATATCACAGAACTCCACATTCGGATTATTCTTGTCAAACCAAAACATTTTGCTTCCGCAGCACGGATCAAGAATCTTTTTCTCTTTGCTCATATTTCACCACCAAGTCCTCCCATTGCTTACTCATCTTAATCATCACTATACCTCCAAACTCTTTGCGATCTCATATTAGGCTCATCTGCCTTTCATCGTACGCATCAGGCCTTTTCGTCGTCAGCGGCCTCCCCATCGTTTTCAGCCGCTCAACTCTATCTTTCTGTTTTAAGTTCGCCATATAGCCGTCATCAACTTCTGGCGGCGTCTGCAGATAATATTCATCAGGCAATTCCCATCCGCGCTCGGCAGCCATTTCCCTCAGGCGTCGCTTCGCGTAGATTACATGGTTTCTTGTTAAGTTCATGTTGGTTCCATCCGGGTAAAATGGATCTTGCCCGCCGTTTACGCGCAGATACTCCCAATGTGTGCATTCCCGCACAATATCTTGCCTACACTCTTCCCATTCTGCCTTGACTTTATTTTTATCCATCTCCTCACACCTCCCTGATCTTATAGCCTTCGCGTGCCATCAGGCGCTTTTTCAGGCTGTATACCGGATTCTTCCTCGTAGCCTCGCTCTTCACGTCCTCGATCACGAACTTTCCCTCGCTGTCAAAATACGTGAAGTCAGCTATGTACTCGATCTTTCGGATCAATTCCCCATCCGGCCGGCGGAATGACTCTGACAGCGTAAAGTGATACTGCAATTTGAGATCTACGATCAGTCCGGCATCCTCTAACCCTTTTAGTTCCAGGTACCGGTACATCTCTTTTTTAGAATCGAATGTGATACCATTTGCCGTGCACCTTTTGTTACCGTACTTGTTTTTCCTGCCTGTCTCATCGCTTTCAGATGCCAGTTCTGAACTCTGACGTTTTACCAGATCGTTTTTGCCCAACTTTTCGACCCGATGCTTAGTTAAGATTTTTCCGTCGCTCTGTGCGGCGATTTTCGCCTCCGCCTGTTTTCGCATTTTCTCCGGCAGATCCTTCAGCTCCATGTTCATCTTCGATTTTCCTCCACTTGATTTTGTATCCGTAAAGCTCACCGCCGTCGGTAAACTTCGGCTTCAGCTCAAATTCATGCTCGTTTATCCACTTTCTGAACTCGCGCTCCCGCATGATTGATATCTTTCCTTCTGCCATGAGGTAGGCAAAGCGCGTCTCGTACTCTCTGGTAAGAATCCCCATTTCCCTGATGAATCTTTCTTCCTGGCCTTCATGCTTCCTGTTCCGATCACGTTCTTTAAAATAAAGTTTTTCTGCCACACCCTTCTCATGGCGGAGCTTTCGGATCAACTCATCCTTTTCCTGTTCGCGCTTCTGGGACTTCCCCAGCATCGAGACTTCCTTGCGCAGCTCTTTTTTGAGCTCTTCATTTTCGTGCTGCAGTTTTTTTATCTTTGAATTCATATCTTCTCCTTCCATCGAGCTGTAAAGCTCTGTTAATCGCTTCGCGTGTGGGCACTCTTGCCAGTTTTTGTCGCAGTACGTGTCAAGGTGCCGTTTCTTCTGTGCCGGCCACCGGAATCTGCGGAATGTATCCTCGCAGCTGATTGAGAGGTTTTTCTCGTCCCGGTAGTATGGGCAAAGAGTGATCCGTCCGTTATTTGGCATATCACCGCCCCCTTTTCCGGCAGCAGCTCACCTTGAAATAATCTACGACTTCGCCCTCATGGATCCGCTTTTCGGATGCGATCTGCTTCTGCCGGTCGTATTCAGCTTTGGCTGCCTTATACCTGGTGCACTCATCGTGGCATCCAGGATACCGCTCGTTACAGTACCGGCATTCTTTGAACGATGTCCTGATCATTTCAGCACCCCCATCCTTTGCAGATCCTTGATGTCTTCTGCGACTCCCGGCATCTCGCTGGCCATTTCCAGGAATATTTTCAGCGGCATCCGGCAGATCTCTCCGTTTGCTACGATAGCAATCTCGCCGTCGTTGTAGATATATCCGGATAGGTTCGCTTCGCTGCGGATCGTATACATCCCCAGGAAGTCCGCCTTCTGAAGCAGCCTGTCAATCGTGTATGGATTTTTCATAAGTCAATCTCCTCCTCCATCGCAGCCTTTAATGCTGCTGCGTGCTTTTGCCGGGCTTCGCTGCGCACCTTGTCGAGCATGTCCCTTGCTTTCTTGTTTGCCATCTGCGGAGTGAAACGACGCTCCCTGAAATCGTCATAGGATTCATCATCAAGATTCACTTCTCCCTCGCGCGCACGCGCGTTAATAATAATATTCTTATCTTTCTTTTCTTTCTTTTCTTTCTTTATACCTGTACCGTCTGCTGTACCGAGCGCTGTACTACCCGACGTCTCATAACCTGTACCGTCTGCTGTACAATCTTCTGTCCGGAAAGGTGTACCATTTGATGTTCGCCCACCTTGGTACATTGTGTAATTTTCAATGGTTATAACTGTACCGTATGGTGTACCAATACGCTGTATCATGTTTAGTCTCTCTAGCTGTTCTAAAAAGCGGCGCACTTTTCCACGAGACCAGCCCCATTTGATGGCCAGCGCATCCTCGCCAAAGATCAGCTGACCAACATCTAAATGGATTGTTTTTCCTTTTATCATAATGTCTGCCGGCTTATATCTGGCATTCAGCATCAGGAATTCAAAAGCCCGCCATCTGTCAAAAGGCATCTCTAAAAACATCTCATTTGACAGCACTTTTCTATGCAGTTTTATGTACCCATCTAACATCGGCACGCTCCTTTTTGATCTATATATAAACCGCAGAGGACACTTCGCAATATTTATTAGAGGGAAAATGAGTAGTGTAGTTTGGACTTCAAAATTAACTTTTCCCCTGCGGTTTATAGCTTGGTTATTTGCCAGGGCACACCCATACATGCGGCATATACCCTTTTTCAATTTTTTCTGTATTCATCCCTTGTCCGCCCTTATAAATCAGGCAGTCTTTCATGAATTCGGCATCATAATTCGTGTATTCCACGAGCCACCGTTTTCCTTCTCCGGGAATGAAGAGTACTGGTTCTGTCTGCACTGCGATCCACATTCCGCTCATAAGCCTTACCCACTTAATCACTTCGCCGCAATGCGGGCAATACCAGTCACCTTTATATTTCTGCGTCAAAACCATTTGGGTTCTCCACCTCCGCTTCCTTGCCATAGTCTGGATCCAGTTCCCAGTAATCAATGGCGGCAGTCAGCTGTTTGCTTTGACGACAATACGCGCAATGTCCGCACCTTTTAGGAGCAACTAAACCGTCCTTAATGGCCTGAAAACGCGACACCCGCTCTCTAACCTTATCAAGTTCAAGCTCATACCTTTGCAGGTGCGTAAGATTGATAATTTCTTTATCAGGCGGATCCTGCTTAGACAGGCATACAAGCCAGAAAAGCGGCACTTTGTCAGTATTCATAAACTCTTTATAGATTTCTGTGTAGACAGCCGCTCTAAACGGGTACTTAAAATTCTCAACAAATGATACCTTTTTTCTTTTCTGGGGATTGTATTTAAGTTCTCGGATGTCCGCGACAGTCTTCCAGTCAATAATCAAGTCCATATCCGAAATCAGCTTGTCCAGCCGGATCTTCCAAGGATATTTTCCGAACAATTTTCCGTGCATAGATACCTCTGTTTCGCCGTCCATGTCTATGATTCGTTTAATTGCCGGGTCTTTTTCTGCTGTTTTAATCATGTTGTCAATCTGGATGATCGGGGCATATTTTCCGACGATTTCCGTCCCTCTGGATTTTGTAGTCTTGGTTTTGTAGATCCTTGGAAAATTGTCAGGATCTTTGCAAAACGCATCGAACGCCTTTGCTCCTTCAAAGTACGAATGAAAGTACTTTCCCAAAAAGAAAGCATCCGTTTCCGGAGGAGCCCAGCGCCCTTGCACATGGGCAAGGGCGGCCGCCTCGCAACTTAAAAACTCCTCAAACTGTGAGCAGGAAAAATAATTAAGATTTGCTTCCTGCGAATAATAATTGTCATCCGTAAGAATAAAATCACTCATCCGAACCACCCTCCATACTTATCTGTTCTGGCTCCTGCGAATCGCCCTGCTCGTCTTTGGTGGTTTCCTCCGGCACGTCTTCCACTTTTTCATTTTCGACCGCCTCTGAACCAAATACAGCCTCCTGCGCAGCATCCTTCACTTCCTTGATCTCGTTTTCATCTACGTCGATCACCTCAACAGCTGCATCTTCATTTTTACGATACTCATTATCCGTTGTTCTCCTGAACGCCTCTGCCAATATGGCACTATCATCCGAAGTGTTGACGAACATCTTACATGCCCTGTTGATAACGGTCTTTTTTGCCATTTCCTCAGGGAACTTCTTGTGAGCCGGGCTATTGCCCTTCGTCGGGCCCTGCTCCCATGCTCTTCTAATTTGATCCATCGTCATAAACTCGGTGTAATTATCTGCATTCTGCCTTACCACAACCGCGTAAGCTCCTTTGATTTTCGTAACGTCTATATTCTCAAAACTCTGCTCGTGCTTCACTATGCTTCTAATGCCGGTCTTTGGGTCTATGGTGAATTTCAAAACGTCTCCTTCGTAGATCACGTTCGCAAAGACATCCTCGACATCCGAAAATCTCTTCGCTGCAGCCACAGTACCCATGTAGGAACGCTGTAAAACCAGCTCATTCTTGTACATTACGAAATAGCACTGATTCTTTGCAGGAGAGAGTCCCTGCACCACCATATCCAGTAAAGCATTTGAGATGGAAGCTGGGGTACAGTAGCTCAAAGCTTTATCTCCGTCCCTATTTTCCACTGACTGGAGCGCCAGCCACGCAGCTTTCAAGGCGTTGCCCTCACTGTACCCCCTTGGAAGCACCAGCTCCCCAGACTCCGCAAATCCCATAACTTTATTGAAAACTACATCCGTAATATTTTTTTCTTTCACGATAGCATTTTCTTTGCTCATATCTTATCCTCCATTGAATTTTCTCTAAAAATGTGATAATCTTAAATTGCTTATTTGATTGACTCGCCGTCCTCGGATGGTGGGTCTTTCTTTTGTATCAAATCCGGGACGCTGCCATAGATCGGCCACATCTTCATCCTCCACATCATCCTGACACGCCATGCAGCCATCGCACAGGCGGCAGCCATTTATACAAACTAAGCTCATCCCTTAACCTCCTTCAGCAATTCGTCTAACCGTTCGATTTCTTCCTCGATCGTCACATCGCCCATGAATGCAACTCGCCCTGCCATTGCAATCATTCCATCCGCCGCCTTCTCGCCGTACACTTCGATCAGTTTTTCGTGAATCGCTTCGATTATCCCTGCTAACTCCGCAAGAATCGTTCCCGCCTCTCCCGAAATAGCGACAACTCCTTTGTTACACTTAATCATTTTCTGCCTCCTAAATTCTTAAATTCCTATAACCCACGTCGGCACTGATGCCGCCGTAAAAAACGCTGTAACTCCGGCGGCAAACATCAGCCACCATGCAGGACTATAGTCCCGAATCTTGTATTTTCTCATGAAGCCGTCTCCTTTCCTGAGCTTCTTTGATCGCCCGATTTTCAATCGTAGCTTTTAAAAGATCCACCGGGATCTTCCAGTTACGCCCTTCCCGGTATGCCGGTATCTCGCCTCGCTCTAGCATCTTCTGCACGACGTTGTTGTCCGTGCCAAGAAGCTTTGCTGCTTCACTTGCCGGTATCACTAGTCTCACTTTCAACCACCGTCCTTTTCACTTTCGTGCAGCACGCATGGCATTCCGCAACCAGCATGCCGTTTTCCACACGCACATCTGCGACCCCATAATTACATACAGGGCAGCGAAACTCTTTACGCTTTGGCGGTGCCGCAACTCTTTCCGCTTCGTTTAGTAACGTTCTTTTTCTGCTCATGCTTCCTCCTTT